GCGACACAGGCCAAAGTGACTGAGTTCACGCAGTGCAGTGAGTACTTCATCTCGTCGCGGGTTGTCGCCAATCATCTGCATGAATTCAAAGATCTTTTCTTCATTCTTTTTAGCAAACGCACGACGCCACATGTCTGCTTCGTACTGATCGCAGCCTAGTATTTCGCTAATCAGTATGATAGCATCATCCTCAAACACAATGTGATCTTCAAATGAGTCCTGACTCCAGTCCTGGAAACTATTGGCTCTGCGTCGTCCCATAGTGGCCACTGGTCGTATTAGTGCTGTGGCCAGCACACAGTCTGACCGTGTGCGAGTTTTTAACGCACGGAACAGTCTTTTCATAGCCGGCGATTCGCCTTGTGTAACACCCAGTGTGTTGCCGCTCATGAGCAAGGTTGCTGTGGCTTCATCTTCTTCTGGATAATTCATGAGTTCACGCTGTTCTATTTCCCACAGCTGACTCAGGCCACGATTGGCCAATACATCAATCTTGAAGTGTTCTAGATCTTCAATTTCATACTTGTCCAGCAAGATTTGATTTTCGCCGTTGATAAGACTTTTAGGCACACCGCGATCAAATATTAAAATTCCGCCACAGTGCTTGCTAATGGCTCGCTTCTTGCCCAAGAGCTTTTTGGTCAAGCGTTCGGCCTCGCTCACATACTCTGGTGCTATGACTTCTGCCAGTTTGAAGTTGCGTTTCAGTGTGCCTTTGGCACCATAGCGTTTGGCGGCTTCACGAACTGCTGACTTTTCCTTGTAGGTCACATAATTGCTGACTCTTGCACTTTGCCCCGGCCAGCGACGAAATATACGATTCATTACTGTTTCCTGCTGCCAGTGTGGAAAGTCTAGGTCAATGTCTGGCAGATCATCGCGTCGTGGATTCATAAAACGGCTTAGTGGTATGCGTTCTTGAATAGGATCTACATCACCTATGCCCAACAGCCAGCACAACAAACTGCTGCCTGCTGATCCACGAGTGATATGTGGTATATCTTTTGTTAGATCTAGTATTTCTCTAACACGCAAGAAATGTTTGGCAAAGCCCAGTCTGGCAATTATTTCCAGTTCTTCTTCTAGTCTTTGTGCGTATGCTTCTGAGTCTGGTAATTGTCTAGTGAAAAGCGATATTAGCTTTTCCAATTCTTGAAATCGATCTTCCATGATACTTGCCCTTTGAATGCCATAATATGCAGTATTTAATTAAGGCATAGTAAGGGAAAGATTTTTTTGGTGCCTCGGGCCGGAGTCGAACCGACATTGGCCAATTATCTGTTGCACACGGGATATAAATCCGCTGTTTTACCATTAAACTACCGAGGCGTTGTTTGGTGCGACTGACCGGACTCGAACCGGTATGCCTTGCAGCGGCAGATTTTAAGTCTGCTGAGTATACCATTTCTCCACAGTCGCTACTGTACGAATACTATCGTATTCGTAATCGTATGCTGTGAAGTGCCTTGTAGTTCATGTGTGTATATTAGCTTGAATGTTTATTTATGTCAACCGAGATTCTTCAATTTCCAACCAAGTATGGTCACCCATGTATTTCACTTGTGTTTGGTACTCGTAGTCTTCAGGCGCACTGCTGGACCAGTCATTGGGCCCAGTGTGTGTCAACAACACATGTTGTTTACGCCGGTCCCATACCAGCCAATAGCATTGTCCCATAACAGGACTGAATTGGTACACTGCCGCATGTACTGCATCTGTAACATCTAGACGGCGTTTGATAGACTGTGCTTGCTTTTCCAGTACTGCTACCAGTTCCATGATCCTGTCATACTCTTGCTGGGCATACATCCTAGCATGATTGATCATGAGATCTTTTTGCTTTGTTACAGGCACTAGGTCAAACTTGGGGCCACCTGCTTCAGTCGGATAAGGTGTTACATTCCGATTAAAGAAAGGAATGAGCGAATCGCCCACTTCAGCATCGTAGCTATTCCTGCCTTTGGCAATGTTAGACTTCTCTGTCATGGTATCCTTTGGTCCGGCGTGTAACTATTTCAGAAGCATTTAGATTATTAAAAGGAAATTTGCAATATTTACACAGCATTCGAGTTTCTTATATATAATAGCACCAAAAGAATTGGTACCACCGGCGGGATTCAAACCCACATCGTACGCTTTAGAAGAGCGTTGCCTTATTCAATTAGACCACAGTGGTATGCTATGATTTATACGAAGGTTGCTGTTTTGTCCATTTTATGATGGTGGGCCAGGTCGGGTTCGAACCGACAATGCTCTTTCGAGACTGGATTATGAGTCCAGGGCCTGCAACCAATACGGCGTCTGGCCCATCATTTAAGTATTGTATGCTATTGAGTGATCGTTGTCAAACAGATTTAGTTAATTTAGTCTTGCGAGTTCTTTCGAAACCGGAATCTTCATGTCCTGCGTCTGTTTTTTCTTTTGCTGCTGCTTGCTGGCGTAATTTAACTCTTTTTGGATCTGAGTTGAATTCAGCAAAATATTCTTTGGCTCTTTTGCTTGTGGCCATTGGACCATAATACACACTAGGGCTACACCTGTCTCCAGAAAAAGTCATAGTGTCTGGGAATCTTAATACACTCTTTTCTTCTGATTCTTCTGAGTCAACGGTCTGATTGGCCAATTTCAATATGCCAGGCACGCCCATAACTAGTTTATATTCTTGCGTTGTACTGTTAAAAAATATAAATCCATCGTTGCCTTTACCAAGTACATATTGAATACATGCCATTATACCTTGCTCCTTGGCTATGACTGAATTTTTCATTTCTTTGACAGCCTGGACCAGACGTATGATTGCAGTACGAAAATTATATCCCGGTGCCTTGGTCAATGAAGGGAAAACCGACAGCATGAGATAGGACATAAACTCTTCTGAAGGCGAAAACCTGGGACTCGTGCCAGGTTTCCTGTCTAAAAAGTTTAAGATTGTTGCTAGATTAGCAACACCTGTTGGACGAAAATCTGATTTATCCCATGTAGTAAGAAATTTGGTATTTTGCAGTGCGGTTGTGTTTTGTGATAACCAAACCATTCCCTGATTTCGTAACCTGCTACCACTGATCTCTTTGCCTTCTATACTGTCCAACCATGCCTTGTTGGCTTTGCCAGTGTTTGGCAAAGTTCCGTCTTTGAGTAATTTACTGGTTGGCGATAATGATCCCGACTTTACTTCAAACTTGATGGTTTTATTACCCCGCTGGACTACCAAGTCACCGCCTTCTTCACTAGTGGGTTTTCTGGCTCCGCCCATGATAGCCAGCATGGCTTCAAACGGTCCAGTAGCTCCTCGTTGGCCTGTGCTTAAACTAATATCCAGCAAAGTTCTTTTGACATCTTTGTAGACTTGTCTCACCGTTGGATCATCAATGGATACCACATCGTCGATATTGCCTTCGCCACGCTTGATCATTTTGGTAATATCTAATGCGCTACCAGACTCACAAGCCTTTAAGAATTTCTTTCTTTTGTCACCTGTAATTCTTGTGCTAAACATGCCCACAAGATTTCTAGCCCAGATGTCTGGTAAATTAAATCTTTCTGCGAACCCAAGAGCAACCTTCTCAATGTCCGCATCCAATGCTCCGATCTCGGCTCTGGTATTGAGTTGAATACCAGCTATTGCTGCTTTAGCAGCCTTGACATAGGCTGGATCTTGTTCTCTTTCTTTTGCAAGTTCTGCATTTTTTACAATAAATTCAAAGTTAGCAACTGCCTGAACATCGTCAGGAAACAACTGTTTGTATTGTTCAAGCAATTTGTCAATCATTGGTGCGTTGGCGTTTCTGATTAGAACTAAATTTGGAACTGCGCCACTTTGTCTAGTTTTTTTAGGCCGGGCAGGCGGCATACGCATTGGCGTAGTCTGAGCACTAGGTGTGGCAAGCTCGCTAGGCGCAGGCTGAACTGCTTCAGTCTGTATAGATGCCGAAGCCACAGCATCAGCCATTTGCTGCATTACAGTTAGAACATGATCTACAAAATTACGAAACGGATCCCCAGGAGGAAGCTCAGCTTGCTTGGCTTGCAAACTTTTGATATTTTGCCCAGTTGAAGCAGTGGTATTTTCTGTTAAGAAGTCTAGTGATCGCATAAGAAACTCGTAATACGAGTATTTATACTCTAAGGTTCAATGCGATACAGAGCTTTGTCCAACCAAGGAAACAGGGCGTCCTGTTCACGCACATATCCAAAAGTACGCAAACTATTGACCAGACTCTCATTGAGTAATCCTGCTTCCACTAGATCGTACCAGGTTGTTGTGGCAGGATCTCGGGGTTCCTGTGCTGTTTTGAAAACTGCTGCATGTAGCCAGGGATCATCCGTTTCTTTGCGAAAGTATGCATCACGACAGTCAAATCCGTTGACCGCCAGCATGTATACCAGTCCAAGAAAACTGTGATTATAATACTGAAAATTTCTGCCATAACTTTGCCAGCGATTGTATTTGTTATAGTTTAACAACGGCATGCCTATGTATAGCAAGCCATTTTCATTTAGCTGTGTGTTCCATACTTTTAATGTTTGTATTGGATTAAGAGCAAATTGAAATGCATCGTGACACCATATGACATCAACTGTTGTGCTTAGGCAAGGTTTTTCAAAATCTCTAGTGACCGGAACCACTCGTTCTGGTAGCTCAAAATCAAAGCTAGGTGCCACGCGATCAACTGCAAACACTTTGAGATTCAAAGGTTCGCTGGGTGTGTCTCTAGTGGTTGCGTTGTTCCACCATACGCAATCCATGCCTGCACCTGCGCCCATATCAGCCACACGGCTGATACTTTCCATAAAGGTATCATGCTCCTTGAGCAAATTCAATACTATTAGACTGTGTGCATGACTTTCGTGTGCGTTATTAAACAGAAACATCCTCCATGCCTGCTGTGCGTAATCTCACAATATGGCCTAACATAAAGTTCTTGCTCTCTAAGCCTTTCATGATTCCTAACCAACGATTGCGCAGCAGAGCCACTTCGTTGATAATTGTTTCAAAATCAATCACTTCGTCTTCACCATCCACATACTTTTCAGCATCTCTGCTGGTCAAAGCTCTGGCATAAGTTTCTAGATATTTTTGAAAATGCTTACGGCGTATTTTGCGCAGTTGAATATTTAGGTATTCTAACACTGCTTCGATTTCTTGCAACTGATTAAACCGATGCTCGGTAAGCCCAGGCAAATCGCTGAGCCGTTGTTCCACACGACCAGCAATGGCCACATCTCGCTTGGCTGCAAGCATTTCTGCTTCATAAAAGGCAATGAAGTCTGGTATAGCACCCAGATCCTGGATTACCCGACTATACCACATTATTCTTCTCTATCGTCGTCGTAGTCGTAATCATCCTCATCTACTTCTTCATCGTCTTGAAAATATTCTTCACAAGCACGCTGAAGATAAGGATCGCTTGCTGCAAACGCCTTTAGATCTTTTTCTGAGATGCCATCTGAGTCAGTTAATATACTGAACAGATGATCTGCCACAGCCTGCCGATCCTTAGAGCTAATGTATTCTTTCATTACCCCAAAAGCTTCAACTAGAACTTCAACATCAATCATTCCACAGCCTCCTCTTCTAATTGTTGTGACACCACATGATGTGGATTCTTCACAAAGTCTTCCATGACCTTGTCCAGACTGCCATCCTCGTTGCGTTCCCAGGCCTTGCGGAACTGCTTGATTACTGTGCCATCGCCCAGGGTGTATTTAAGACTATTGCCTTCTTTGGTTAACAAACCTTTGCCTTCCAACATGTCTGTCATGCCCGAATATGGATTCATGCCTGTTTCGTAGGGAATTTTGATCTGTACTGATTCAAATGGTTTTGCATAACGAGTTTTCATGATCTTGCAAGCTGCACGAATGCCTTTGACTTCTGAAATCTTGTTGCCATCTTCGTCTTCTTTGAGTTTAAGTTTCCTCATTGCAACAACGATCGAACTTGCATAGATAAAGCCTTGTCCACCTGAGATTTTATCATCTGGATCAAACATGTCTTGGCTAGCGTATGTATGGTTAGTACAAACCATACCAATGTTTAGATCGCCAAACATGTTAACACAGTTTCTCACTAAAGCAGTGAGTGCTTTGGGTTTACGACCAAGATCGCCTTTGAGATCACCTGAATCAAATTGATTCACATCTGTTGGTGTGAGCATCATGCCCAAACTGTCGATCACAAACAACACCTTGGGGCGCTCATCTTCTGGGATGCCTTTGTATTCTTTTACAAAGTCTGAAATAAGTTTTGCCACATCATCAATCATGGCCACATTTAATTTTAACAATTTGTTTTCGTCGGTATCCACCTCAAGTGCATGTAACCATGCCTCATCCAGTGCATTTTCTGTGTCTACCAAGATACAGTAGATGCCTTGTGCCTGTGCATTGCGAACCAAGTTACCTGCGCAGATAAAACTTTTGCCTGATCCTGATTCGCCTGCAAACACAGTGACCTTGCCCATGGGGATGCCACGACGGAAGTCGCCGCTGATTAGATAGTTCAAGGTATAGTTACCTGTGCTGATCCAGGTATCTGGATCTCGAAATCCTACCGAGATGCCATCAATGCTCTTGGTGATATTTTTTCTAAATTTACTTACATCAAATGGTTTAGCCATGATAGTTCCTTTATAAAGATTTTATTGTTAAAAAATTGTCGGAGAGATGATAGTTTGTGCTCATAACCTTTCTTGCATGTGCAAGAGTTTCAACACAGTTTACTAGATTTCCAAATGGAAGTCTATCGGGTTGGGCTTTAATATTGTGCCGCCAGCAGTATTCCACAAACTCCTGAGGCTTCAAATCCTTGTAGGGCCGCACCAGATTAATTTCTAAACTTGCTCCAATGTACTGCCACGCACTTAATTCATGATCGTTTGGATCAAGATCAAAATTTTTGAATTTCTCCATGGCATTGCGTCCGTGGTCCACATAGAGAATACTTACATTAAAAACACCAGTGTCAAACATTTCTGCAGGAAAAGGATTTGGTACTCTCCAAGCCAGCTTGTCACGCAATTCGTATCTAAAACTATTTTCAATGGTGTGTATCAAACGATTAAGACTATGAAATTGATCAAAGGCCTCGCGGTTCATATGAAACAACACAGTTTCTAAACCTGGATTGACCTGCATGATGTTTATCCAGCATTTGTGCAGCCTATTCAATTGCTGTTGATCATACCAGTCAGTTACTGGTAAATTTTCAAAATTAAACTTGGTTAAAATATTATTCACCATTTGCCAAGCAGCTTCTGCTTTGTCAATTTCAGTTGTGAGTTCAGGTGTATGATAATCGGTGTCAAATACCTGTGTGCTGAAACTGTTTGTGTGAATATCACACTGTTCTACAAACCATGAGCTGAGTTCTGGATGTATGGGTTCTACATCAAAACTGTCGCCGGTTCTGGTCCAAGAGAATCTAAACATCACTGCACCAAAAGAATATCACTGTGCAAATTACGCATCAACAGTTCGCGATAGCTGGTGAGTTGCGTTTCTAAATCAACAAAATTGCCCAAATTTACCCAGCGACCTGGCGCACTGCTTAATCCATGTTTTTGACACCATTCAAGATAATTTGTTGGAGCCTGCTGTTGTAGACTGCGGCCAAGATTAAGTTGCACATCTGCAGATAATTTGACATAGTCGTTGGTATCACCATCATCCAACACTTCATCAAAATTGATCCACTTATTAAAAGTGTTGCGCCCCAGATCATGATAATACAGTTGCAGATTGGCAGTGCTAAAGCTCAATGCATTGTGAAAAGGATTGTGCATGTTTATTACTTGATCTTCATTCTGTCCTAGGTAACACTGTGAAAACATTTTTTCAGTCTTGTGCAATAGTTTGTTGATACCTCTAAACTTTGTTACCAGCTCTGAATTTTTTAGTCTAAGCAGTGCAATTATTTTAGGATTGTCCAGATGAAACTTTACCCATTGCCTATGCAAACTATTAAGAAACTGTTGATCCAATGGATTGCCTATGTCCAAACAAGGCAGCTTCATTGACTCAAAACAAGTGTTAATTGTTTGTAGATAGTCAATCAACTGCGAGGGCCAAGTTGGATCCACTTCGTTGTGAACACACATCAAAGGCCTTTGATTTAGGCTGTTGATGAAATATTCACAAAGTTGATGATTTTCAGGCGTGAACTCTATTTCATCGCCGCTTGATAGCCAGACCACTTTCATAATGACACAGGGGCCGAAGCCCCCGTCCTTATCACTGCTTTTGACGATTACGAATCATGGCCAAGATGTCTTCAGCGCGAGCACTGGATGCCTTGGCAGTTTGTACAGGAGCAGATGCTGCTGGAACATCATCTGTGTCAAACGGAGCATCATCTTGCACTGCCGGAGCTGGCGCAGGAGCTTGCTTTATGGCCGCTGCAGGAACAGCCTTGGCCGCTGGTGCGTCATCATCTGACGCAGTGTTGCCACCTGCAAAACCTGCTGGCTTGTAATAGGCGCTCCAACGATCTGGATCGTATGCTTGACCATCAACACTTGATTCAAACATTTCCTTGATCACCCGAAGCTCAACATCACTAGGCTTCTTGGGCAAGAAGTCACCGAGATTGTGAAGACCAAATTGGTCAATGGCTTGCATTTCTGCACTGGTCAGTGAAGTTTCTTTACGAGCCCATGAACTGGTGCTGTAGTCAGCATAGCCACCTTTTGAAGTTTTCTTGATAGTGAAATCAAGACCTGCATTGTAGTCGGTGGGCATGTTCTCCATTTCAGGATCCATGAGTGCATTCTTGATGATGTTGAAGATCTGTGGGCTGATGATGAAACGACGGATTGGATTCTCCGGTGTCTTGTCGTCACCCAGTGGATTGTCGTGTACAAAGCCCTGGAACAAGTAGCTTTTCTTCTTCCAGTATTTGCGACCCATTTCCTCAAGACTCTTGTCCTTGAACCAGGTGCGCACTTCTGCCAACACAGGGCATGCTTCGCCATACATTTCCACACAAGGAACTTGTACCACAACAGGCTTGCTGTCGGGCTGGCCTTTGATGCCTTGAAAAGGCAAACGAATCATGAGTCGCTCGACCCAGAAAAAACTGTTTTTGGAATTGCCGTCTGGTAGGAAACGGACTTTGGCTGAGGAACCTTCTGCTATGTTCCAGTGTGCATAAATGGCATTGTCGCCACCTGGTGAGTTACCGCCTGTGCGGTTTTCTTGCGCTTGCAGTTTTGCACGGATTTCTGCCAATGAAGTTGCCATAATAATTCTCCTTAGTAAGATGGTCTTAGTGTGCCTAGATATACTCTTGCACAGTGCAAGTGTATAACATAGTTATTTAGCAAGTCAAACAAAAAGGCGCAAATTTTGCGCCTTTGGTAAAAAAAAATTTTTTATTGAGTTACAGCAAATGTAAATCGACCACTATCTTAGTCCTGCAATTTTTAACATTTTGAGCAATTCTTCGCTTACCACGCCTCCAGATGCTTGTCCAGGTGGTGTATCTGCTGCTGTGGTATTTTCTGGAGGTGGTGGTTGTGTAGGAGGCGGTGGTGGTGTATCTAGTTCTTCGTTGCCAAAACCCAGTTGCGTGTACAGTCCGGGATAGTTTTCATTGATCCATTCTTTTATCGCTGGGACTGCGTCTGCTTGTTCGCCTAGGTCGTCTGCTAACTCGATTAATTTATCAAACAGTTCGTCGTCGCCAATGTATTCACCAATGGTTGATGTAATGTTTGCCGCGTCCATGCCATAAGGAATAGGTTGACTTAGTAGTTGTTGCAGTGCTTTGATTTCTTCTGGAGTCTTAGGCATGGCCCATGTGCCTTCGCCTAATAGGTCATCTCCTAAATCTAAATTCTCATGCGCTGTGTATTCTGGTTCAAATCGTAGATTGTGATTTTCTCTTAGGCTGCGTAGGTCGCGGAGATAATGTGTGGCCAGTTGCACTGCCATGGTGCGCGATTGTGCTTGACTTTCGTCTTCTGTGATGGTGTCATAATTACTTGCCCAGTATCTTGCGAATTCTGCTACCTCTGGCATGGTCACAGCACGATTGGCAATGTCTTCTAACACTGTTTTTACCAATGCACTGTTGTCGTGGAATCTGAGCATCTTCATGTATTCATCCATGCCTTCATTGGTGGCCAGGGCGAGTGCAGAGCGGCCTTTGATTATATCTGTTACTGCGCTGATTTGATTTTGTTTCTGTTGTTCATACAATTGGTAAGCCTTGTACACATGTGGCAATGCCGCGGTCATACGATCGTCAAATATTTTTTTAACAAAACGCTCTTTGATTTCATTTACATCTACTTCGTCAAGTTGTTGTGGTTGTGGTTCAAATGATTCTACAAATGTTTTATAGGTACGAATGCCTCTTAGAGCGTTGAGTTGGTGATGCATATTGTTATAGTAGTTGATTGACGCTTCTACCATGCGCACAGTTACACTGTCCTCAAATGTTCTACGGCGCATGCTGCGAACAAATCTACCTAGTTCTGCCATTTCGGTGACCATGTGATTGATTTGTTTGCCAATGTCATCGTAGGGATTGCCGCCTTCACTGATATGGCGTGCCATGGCTCTAGCACCACTGAGTTTGTTACTTTCCATTTTGAAACGCTCGCCTTGAGCATTTTCTATATAGATAGCATTGATATGTCTAGCTCGACTGCCACGAACTTCTGCGTTCACACTTTCGGTATGCACTATTCTAATTCGAGCTCCGCCCACATTTTCAAAGCTGTGCTTGGGTGTGCCATATAGTTTACTTTCAGTCACTTTTACATCTCCGGAGTCAAATGTGCTATCAGCCTTGCTAATCTGCTTGATATCTTTAATGTGTAGATTGCTCCTGTTGATGTCTCTTGTGTCAAAGGTCATTAGGTTACGCCGAGCAAAATTGCGTAGTTCGTACAAAAAATTAAACCATTGTTTAAGCTCATATCCCTTGAGCTGTTCGCTGATGTTTTTACTGAAGTAGATTTTTAAGCTGTCATTGTCAATGATGCTGATGGTAATGTTACCATAGTTTTTGCCTTCATTGTTAACATAGTCAAAGTTAAAAAAACGAGCGTCCTCAGGTTTAACTGTGGCGTCACCCGTTTCGTCGCCCAGACTGACATTTTCAAATCTGCCGCGTATTTTTTCAAACAGTGCGTCTGCTACTTTGTCAATATCTTGTGCCATGTGTGTATTTAGCTTTTTGGCTTTAACAAAGTGTATGTGCTGTGCCTGAATGTGTGTGCTGGACCCGGAAAGCCATGCACTTGTCCAAGATTGATCATGAGATAGCCGGTGTTTTTTTGATAGGGCACAGTGAACACCCTGTTGTTTTGATCTATGAATTGGGTACCTAATTCACTGCCTGTATCCAGATAAACCTGCAAACTGGCCTTGACCTGTTGATTGTCTTGGTGCATGCCTGTGCTGAATCCTGGCAAATCTATCCAATAGGCAGTGTCCATGGCACTGTATTTGTAATAGCCCAGCACGTGATTTACCTCAGAGTAGTCCACGCTGTGCTGAAGCTGTTGCCAGGCACTGCTAGAGGGGAAATGTTTGTAGTTGCGGCGTAGCCATGTTTCTTGCATGGGCAGGCTTTTGTGCGGCAGGCTGCTGTGATCTTCTGTTATAAATTGGTCAAGACATGCCGAATCATAAACATCTGCCACTAGATACAATCCAGCAATTTGTTTGACTGGCTCAAGTTTCATATCATTATAAAGGGCATGGGTTCTACAAAATCGTCTAGCGTGTCACGCACATGGCTGTCCAGGCTGGCATCAAATTCCTTGAGAAATTGCAGCATGCGCACCGTAAGCAACATGCTCATTACCAGGTCATCTGTTTCACCTTCTTTGGCTTCAAAGCTGATGCCTTTGGCCACAAAGGTTTTGAGCTCGCTTATAAGATTTTTGCTGGCAATGTGCAGTTTTTTGTTTTCCACCAGAGCTTTGAACTTGGCACAAGCTGCCAGTTTTACCTTGTTGGTGGTATTAAAGCCTTTGCGATATCCGCCGCCGCCCACTCTCTTGGGCTCGCTTAGAAACACCCCCGGAATGTTTTCTTCGCCAATTTCTGCTATGGCTACCAATGCAGCTTCGCCTAGGGTGTTGTTTTCCACGCTGTAGTAAACATCATTGCTGTTTTCTATGCTGTCAGCCAGGTACTTGGTGATGTCTTTCATTATGGCCACTTGACGCTGTATAGGAGTTTTATTGTGCTGCCATTCTGCTACTTGCAACAGTGTGGGCAATTCCAAAACCTGTATAGCACTAGGATTGCCACCCGTGCCCAGACTAGGGTCAAGTCCTACTAGATAAGTGCATCC